TCCTGTACTTAACATCTAATTCGAAGCATATACCCCAAGTGATTTGATCCAACTCACGCCACAGGGTGTGCTTCACAAATTTAGCTCTGTCACAAGCCTCAATGCGTTTCTGACGCCCCCTGCGTATAAACTTGTCTACTTCTTTGATCATCATTGTTTTTGCCCTAAGCACCAATTTACATCGTGGAGAAGGTGTTTTATAGAAGGTGAGAATATGGAGTTGAATGTGCGAGATGCCATGATATTGTTGAATTCTCCTGTTTTAGTGAGCATCAATCTTGGTAGCCTATTGGGTTGGATGAGGGAGCATTGGTTACGCAGGGTGGTCTCGTTGAATTCAAGCAATTGACTACCTCCTAACATATTGACGAGGTCCAGTCTATGTGCCCGCCGAAGCCGGGGTGATTATCATACTCACAGATCAGGGAATTATGTATTGGGCTTATAGTAACTTCTTTGAATCGTAAAGTAAAGGAGTCTAGCGTGAAACTAATAGACTTCCCCCACTTATCTTGTACTAACCTAAACATGTCGCAGTTGGAACTATAGAGGGTTGCCGCTACTTCAAGGGGGGCGGTTTTCCTTGTAACTTCTTTGGTCATTGTCTTCTTCCTCTGAAACGGGGGCGTGCTCCAATGTATTTGTTCCTAAGCACTCGCTCCCAACTCTCGATTTGGTCGAGGCCGAATTGATGGATGATCTTACCGAAATAGTTCTGGCGAGCAAAAGAGTCATTCATCATATCTTCCACTAGGAGATGTGATAATTCTGAGTAAAATGGTCGTGATTCTGTCATTCGTAATTACTTCCTAGCTCCAAGCATGAGACTGGATGTCTTTCCTACTTCCATAGTGCCCTACTTCCGTTGGATATGTAGGTATGTGGCCATCCACCACTTACAATCACCTTCTTGATGAAGGATGTGCTGGGTGTAATAACCGACGCATGAAAAGTTTTTGGAAATCTTCCGACTAAATTGTTGGCCCGCTGCATTTCTGATGCAGCAAGGCTGAAATTTTGACTTAGGTCGCTTATCATCATTTCTTCTATTAGTGGCGAGTTCTTCATCGATTCCAAATTCCTACGTGGGTTGAAGAATTAGAGAGGACAACATTTTCCCATGCTCGACTTGTAAGTTTCAAAATAAACGCCGTGTCAGGTGCAGTCCAGTTACTTATAAAAGAGTCGATGTCTGCAAGGCTCAGTCTAAATGGTTGTCTATGAACAGCATTCAGCTGTTCTACCAATCCATCTTCCAAAAACTTTTCTCTCATTGCGTACCACTCCCTTTTACCAACCATAGAAGCGTGGGCTTCCGGGGTATTAAGTAACCATTGATGAGCAACCCACCAGTGTCTTCTACGGCTAGGGGGAGAAGGTTCACTCCCGACTAAACACTGCCACAGGTTTCCTAGTTTGTGAGACTAGGTTCCAACTCTCAACCATCCCTCTGTCGCTTCTGGCTCGGAGAACACTCGTTCTCCACTGGTACGTCTCAGACACCAGCTTGCTTTGCTAGACATAATTCCAGAAACGGCAAGTTCTGGATACTCGCCTCTAGTTATAGTCTAAGTTTCGACAATTGTCAAGAAAAAGTGTATGAAAAGGTGTGAGAATCTGAAAATAGTCTTGAATTAGGAGCTAAAATGAAGAAATCGCCCCAAACTTGCGGATCAACGCTGTGCTGTAAAGCGTCTGCCTCTCTCGAAGAAGAGATTGAGAACGAGCTAAAGACTCCCGATAAGTCCTTAGCCACCATCCTCGGTGAACAAACCCCCGACCCGATTACTGACGACGCCCCACCCGCTCCTGAAGGAGAAGTCAAAGATGATTAAGGGACTCTCTCAAGGATTTCCCTACTCTGACTCCCGCGATGTTCGCATCTGTGGACCCGAGCACTTGAAGGAGTTGGGCGATCCCAACGCTGATCACTTCACTGACTGTATCTCAGCAGAGGTGGGGCTTAACCAGAACTTCTTTTACCAGATCAACCAATATAAGGCGGGGTCTATATGTAAAGCTGAGAGAGGTGTTGGCTTCCTCTACAAGAAGAAACCAGCCTCTATATGCCTTACCCGCTATAAGCCACTACACTATTGGGACAGCTATCAATTCACCCCCATCGTGCCGGGTCGTCAGGTTGATTTTAATCTGAGAGAAACCCACATAACCATCACTACGTACAAACCCGATAAGTATCACGAGGCTCTACAGGGTGACCACGTTGTAATGTGTTCCAGTACCTCGCAAACTCCCACGCCTGTGGAGTTATCGAACAAGACACTTCTTGGGAGACTAGATGGCAGGATACAATCCATTGACAGTGATGAACTTCTGGAAATTGTGGGTCAAGAGAAACTGATTGGGGCGATTGCGAAACACGAGGGGGCGATAGAACTGCGAACCAGAGTTCTCAACCTTGTAAATAACGGACTCCTGTCACTTTCTTCAATAAAACTTAGATCACATACTAATAGTAATAGGCCGGAACCCGCCGAGGGAACTATCATCTATAACAGTGAGTCAAAGAGCCTGCAATTAGGCATAGGTGATAAGTGGGTTAAAATTAACACAGGAGAGTGAATATGGTAATACCAGATGGAATGACTGAAGAAAATGTGCTGATGCAGATCAATAAGGTGGTAGACAAGATTGCTCACCATTATTGCTTCCCCGGCTTTGTGGGGAATGACCTTAAACAAGAATCGTTTATCATCTGTATGGAAGCTCTGTCTCGTTACATCCCCGGTAGACCGCTAGAGAATTTCCTCTCTGTTCACTTATCCAACAGGTTAAAGAACTTTGTGAGGGATAACCATCATACAGACCCCGCCTCTGACAAGGGGAAGATTGTCCAGCCTGCCCAGCTCAACAATGAGCACATGCTACTCGATGGCAGCGAGAAATTCAAGGTAGATGCTACGAATCTAGATATGGTGGCTATGAAGTCATGTATCGATAGACACCTCCCCTCATCTCTACGTATGGACTACTTAAAGGTTGTCAATGAAGCTTATCTGCCAAAGAAGAGGCGGGAGCAAGTAATGGATGAGATCAAAGAGATTCTGATAGAACATGGCTTACATAAGGAGCCTGTCAATGAAGAAGGGTAGATTCGCTAAAGCGGAGATGGACTTCATGATGGCCAACGCCTCAAGTATGTCTAACGAGGCTCTCGCTCTCAAGATGGACAGAGACCCCGTCTCCGTAGAAGCGTGGGTAAAGAAGAGGGTCCGCGTTCAGGTAACAGAAGAAGAATCTGCTATCTTCGATCTAAAAGACCGCCCCTATTGGAAAGAGATTTGCCTCCAGTTCTCCAAGTCAGAACTAGAACTTTTCGTTTACCATTGGTCAAGAATTGTTTCTCAGTTTCGTGACGACGTTACGTCCACAGAAGAGATGCAGGTAGTAGACCTGATCAAGCTTGAATTGCTGATGAATAGAAGCCTCAAGATGAATCGTTCCGGTATGGAGCAGATAGAATCCCTTGAGAGACTCATACTCATCGAGAGAGGGCGTGAGCTACAGGATCAGGACCGAGACATGATCCTCGTCACAGAACGTCAGGTATCGTCTCTCAGAGGCTCTCAGGAGTCTATGAACAGAGACTACCGCGACATGCAGGTTAAGAAGAATGGAATGTTGAAAGAGATGAGGGCGACGAGAGAGCAGCGAGTAAAGAAGCTGGAAGACAGCAAGGAGAATTTCAAAGACTGGATTGTCCATCTTATGAAGAACCCAGCTGTAACCAAGGGCTACGGAGAAGACATGGAAAAGATGAAGCTGGCTATGGAAGCGGAGAAGGAGAGGTTAACTCAGCCTCACGAGTTCACAGATGGCGTAATTGATCAGCCGTTCCTAACGCCAGAAACAGCTATGGCAAAATACGGTAAGTAAACCACTAAGACAAGGAAATGGGAAAATATGAAAGCTATCATCTTCGGAGCAACTGGACAAGACGGAAGTCACCTATCTGAACTACTCCTAGAGAAGGGGTATGAAGTGGTAGCTGTGGCACGCAGAACCTCTACGGGTAACCTGAATCGAATCTCCCACCTTACCGTAAGTAAAAACTTTTCTGTGGTGAGTGCTGATATTACAGACGGCTTCAGCATCATGAACGTGTTCAGAGAGCACTCAGACGTGGCTGAGGTGTATAACTTAGCCGCTCAGTCTCACGTAGCGGTGTCTTTCAAGCAGCCAGCTGTTACGTGGGACATCACAGGCAAGGGGTGTTTGAACATTATCCAGTCTATGGTGGATTTGAAGCTGAATGCGAGATTCTATCAAGCCAGCTCTAGTGAGATGTTTGGCAAGAATTTTGATTCAATGGAGATTCCTGTTGATTTAGTCGCTCCGTTCAATGGACCAGCTACTGAAATTGTTAAATACCAAGATGAGGACACAAAGTTCATGCCTCAGTCTCCATACGCCATAGCGAAGTGTGCTGCTCATCACATGACCAGACTTTTCCGTGAGGCTTATGGATTGCACGCTAGTAGTGGGATCCTCTTCAACCACGAGGGTCCAAGGCGTGGGGAGAATTTCGTTACCAAGAAAATTACATTGTGGGTGGCGGCTTACATCAAGTGGTGTAAAGATCACGATATGGACCCCAACAAAACAGTTAGTTGCAATAAAGAAGAGGAATTGTACTGCCCCGGAAGGCTCAATCGAGATCAGGGCTTACAGTTTCCAAAGCTGCGTTTAGGGAACCTCGAAGCATTTCGTGATTGGGGGTACGCAGGAGACTATGTGGAAGCCATGTGGATGATGCTACAGCAAGAGCGTCCTGATGACTATGTTATTTGCACTGGTGAGACTCATACAATTCGCGATTTTCTGGACGCAGCTTTTCTCTCAGCAGGGATTGATAACTGGCATAGCTCAGTGGTCATTGACCCAGAGTTCTACCGCCCAGCGGAAGTAGACTACCTACGAGGGATTAACGACAAGGCTAAAAATAAACTAGGTTGGACCCCCAAACACTCCTTTAAGGAGCTGGTCCATATGATGGTCCAGCATGACTTGAAATGAAAATATACAAGGTTTCTATGTGTTTGCAGTTGGCTATGCCGAGGCTCAAGCGTTTTGACCTGAAAGAATATGGGGCTATTAGACCAATCATATTTGTGGAAGCACACGATCCAGATGAAGCTTGTCATAAGGTCATGTCTAGCTTAATCAGCTTGATATTGAGCCAAGACGACTCTCTGGAAGCAAAGCTTCTGTGCAAAGATGTTATAAATGATATTCGAGTGATAACGGCGAAGGTTCCTGAGTGAGAAGAAACTATCAAGATGTTGCATACAAGAAGTGGCGTAAGGATGTCCGAAAGAGGGACAGGTCTACATGTCAGATGCCGGGATGCAAGTCTAGAAAACGCATACAAGCTCACCACATTCGAAAGTGGTCCTCATCCCCATCTCTGAGGTTTGAGGTCACAAATGGGATTTGCCTGTGTTACTACTGTCACGAGGAAGTCAATAGGTGTGAGGAACAATACGTTGCTTTGTTCATGGAAATAGTGAGTGGTAAAAATGGCTAAAGGCTACATTGTCATAAAAGACACGAGAGAGACGGAAGGCTACAACTTTACCAAGAACGAGAAATATCGTTGTGAGGGCATGGTGAACACCAAGCTGGACACTGGCGATTACACTCTACGTGGGCTGGAAGACATTCTTTGCATTGAGAGGAAGGCTTCCGCAGAAGAGATGTCTATCAATCTCGGCAAAGAGTCTAAGAGGTTTCAACGTGAGATTGAGCGAATGAAGCCGTTCAAGCACAAGATCATTCTGTTGGAATTCTCCATGCAGCAGATGCTGGATTTCCCTAACCACGCAGGCTCTAGGGTTCCACATGTGAAGCGTAATGAGGTCAGAATAACAGGGGCGTTCATGCTCAAACGTTTGATGGAGATACAAATAGAGCACGATGTTCACATTCTGTTCTGTGGATCGAGATTCGCTGCACTCAAAACCATCTCTAGTATTTTCAAGAGAATGGCACATCTATACCTGTTCAATGAGGATTAGCATGACCACACTACATGATATTCACGATCACTCTATTGATGTTGAGAACCGAGTAATCTACCTACAGTCCTTCAATGATGCTGGGGAAGACTGTGGTGTAGACCATCGAGTTGCGAATGTATTTTTGAAGAACATCCATCATTTGGGGCGAAACACCGCTAAATCCGACAAGAAAATAGTGATCGAGATGAATATTGTTGGTGGAGAGTGGTCAGCTGGTATGGCTATTTACGACGCCATTGTTGCATGTCCTTGGCATGTGACTATCAATACTCACGCCCAAGCTGAATCCATGAGTAGCATCATCCTGCAAGCGGCTAACCATAGAGTCATAAACAAACACGCTTACTTTATGTGCCACTATGGTAGTGCGTTTCACGACGGTACTGTTCCCGACATGATAGCAAGTGCCAACTGGAACAAGGTAGTCACAGAGCAGATGTGTGCTATCTACAGGGATAGGATGATAAAGAGCAAGTGGGCGATTGACAAGTATGGTACTCCTACGGAGCGTCAAGTGAGGATGTTTCTCAACAAAAAGTTGAAGGACGGGGATTGGTACTTATTTGGGGATGAGATTGTGAACCATGGTTTTGCTGATGAGGTATTTGCATGAGTTTAGATGATATGAAGCAGCAAAGCATTGAAGACGCTTGGCTTGGAATAGACTTCTCCAACAAGTTGATGATCAATCCAACGGATATCATTAAACCAAATGATCCAGAGTGCCACTTCAAACTTATGTGGTTAATGACACGTCCCGAGTACTTCTCGTTTTTGTGTCAGCACGTACTCAACATTCAGATTCTCCCCTCACAGGCTCTCATACTACACGAGATGTGGAACCGTAGGTTTCCTATGCTCATTGCTTCTCGTGGGTTTGGTAAGTCCTTCATACTGTCCCTGTATGCAATATTACGTGCATTGATCCTGCCCAAGCGTAAGGTGGTAATCGTTGGAGCAGCCTTCCGTCAGTCAAAAGTCCTGTTTGAGTACATGGAGACTATCTGGAGCAACGCCCCCATGTTAAGAAGCATGTGTTCAGAAGACAGTGGTCCACGTAGAGAAATGGACAGGTGTCTGCTGAGGATCAATGAGAGCCGTGTTACATGTTTGCCGCTGGGCGATGGTCAGAAGATTCGTGGTCAGCGTGCTCATGATATTATCAGTGATGAATTTGCATCTATTCCTAGAGACATCTTCGAGACTGTTGTGGCTGGGTTCGCGTCTGTTAGCTCAGACCCTATTGGTAACGTGAAGCGTCTAGCTGCCATGAAGAGAGCGGCTGAGCTTGGTATTATCATTGAGCAGGCAGAGAAGAACTCTATGGGCGATCAGAACAACCAGATTATTCTGTCTGGTACTGCGTACTACGACTTCAATCACTTTTCTGATTACTGGAAACGATGGAAATCTTTCATCAACAGTAGGGGGAATCCAGCTAGACTACAGGAGATATTCGGTGGAGAAGACGTTCCAAAAGACTTCCTATGGCATGAGTACTCTGTTATTCGAATCCCTTACGAACTCCTGCCAGACGGCTTCATGGATGCAGCACAGGTTGCCCGATCTAAAGCCACTGTTCATTCGGGAATTTACCAGATGGAATATGGGGCAACATTTACAAGAGACTCTCAAGGCTTCTTTAAGAGATCGTTGATTGAGTCTTGTGTGTGTGATGAAGATGATCCTGTATTTGACTCACAGGGAGAGCCTATCTACTTTGGACCTGTCTTGATTGGTAAGAGGAATAGACGGTATGTGTTTGGTATCGACCCCGCGTCTGAGGTTGACAATTTCAGTATTGTTGTTTTGGAGCTATGTGGAGATCACAGGCGTATTGTGCATGTGTGGACTACCACTAGAGCTGACCACAAAGAGAAGATCAAGAATGGTTACGCTAGTGAAACTGACTTCTACTCGTACTGTGCTCGCAAAATCCGCGACCTAATGCTCAAATTCCCATGTGTTCACATCGCTCTGGATGCACAGGGCGGTGGTATCGCCATTGAAGAGGCTCTGCATGACAGGGATAAGCTCAAAGAGGGCGAGCTGGCGATATGGCCTATCATCGACATTGACAAAGAAAAGGACACAGACGGGCACTCCGGTCTGCATATCCTTGAGCTGTGCCAGTTTGCTAAGGCAGATTGGTTGGCTGAGGCAAACCACGGTCTTCGTAAAGACTTTGAAGACAAGAGTGTTGTGTTCCCCGCATTTGATGGTGCCTCGTTTGGTGTGTCTAATGTTGAGGATGCTGTTAAGGGGCGTCTGTATGACACCTTGGAAGAGTGTTTTATGGAGATTGAAGACCTCAAGGACGAGCTGTCTATCATACAGATGACTCAGACTGTTAGCGGTAGAGACCGTTGGGATGTTCCAGAGACCATCGTGGGTGTGGGCAAGAAGGATCGTATGCGTAAGGACCGTTATTCTTCCTTGATCATGGCTAATATGGCGGCGAGAATTATTGATAGAACCCCCGAAGTGGAGGACTATGAATTCTACGGTGGATTCGCTGGATCGGTTAAATCTGCAAATGTTGAAGAAGAGAAAGACTTCATTGGGCCGAGTTGGTTTACTGAAGCAATGGAAGGTATTTACGATTGATTGGTGTATAAATACTCGACAGTCCGAATCCATTCACTAATGTCGAGGTATACATGGAAACTACTAATAGATCAGACGGCTCTTTACTCACTTGGAGAGAGAACGATGCTTCTAGTCAAAATGAGGCTCTATCAGCATACGCATCACAGGGTGAGACAGGTGGTCATATCCACCAATCTAGGGCAGATCGTGCATTTATTGGGGTGACTCCCACCACCTCTATACGCTCCAGCTTTAACCGTAGTGATTACAACGGATATCGCCCCTCTGAAACCATCCCCACAAGACACCGTGACAGCCTCCGTATGTGCATGGATGCCTACGAGAAAGTTGGAATCATTCGGAATGTAATTGATTTGATGGGAGACTTCGGAAGTCAGGGCATCAGCATCGTCCACGAAGACAAGAGTGTGGAGAAGTTCTACAAGGCTTGGTTCAAGAAGGTGGGCGGCAAGGAGCGTTCAGAACGATTCCTCAACACCCTGTATAAAACCGGCAGTGTGATCCTGTATCGTAGCACAGCGAAGATCACCCCAGCTGTTAAGAAGTATGTGCGTGCATTAGGCTCCGACATTAAGGTTGAGAAGCCCCACTTTGATAAGTCTGTAGTGCCGTGGCGTTACAACTTCATGAATCCTCTTACGGTTGAAGTAAGAGATGGTGTAATGAGCATGTTCGCTGGCAAGCGTTCACACAATCTTCGCGTTGGTCGCTTTGTAGACAAGATGAACAAAGCTGAAATCCCCGAAGAGTACTCAGAGTCTCTTCCTCCAGAGGTGAAGAAGGCTATCCAAGAAGGTGGCAGAACCGTCAAGCTTGATCCTGAGAAAATGCGTATCTTCCATTACAAGAAGGATGATTGGAGCCAATGGGCGAAACCAATGGTCTACGCTATTCTTGACGATATCATCATGCTTGAGAAGATGAGACTCGCTGACTGCTCCGCATTAGATGGTGCTATTTCTAACGTCAGGCTGTGGACAGTTGGTAGCTTTGAACATAGGGTTCTCCCTACTAAGGCTGGTATCAACAGAGTACGTGACTCTCTAGCTAATATCGCCACTGGTGGTAGTATGGAGATGGTATGGGGTCCAGAACTGACTTACACTGAGTCCAACAGTCAGGTGTACAAGTTCCTTGGATCAGAGAAATATAGCTCTGTTCTCAATGGTATCTACGCTGGGCTAGGAGTTCCCCCAACCCTAACTGGCATGGCTGGAACCAGTGGTGGATTTACCAACAACTTCATCTCACTGAAGACTTTGGTTGAGAGACTGCAATATGGCCGTGCTCTACTACAGACATTCTGGGAAGAAGAGATTGAGACTGTCCGTAGGGCTATGGGCTTCAGAAAGTCTGCTCAGATCACCTTTGACCAGATGTCCCTCGCTGACGACGCTTCTGAGAAGAACCTCTTGCTACAGCTAGCTGACAGAGACATTATCAGCAATGAGACTGTCCTTGAGCGATTTAAGGAGCTTCCGGGTATTGAGAAGATCAGACTGAAGAGAGAGCGTGAGCTGAGAGAAGACGGTAAGGCTTCTGATAAAGCTGGTCCGTTCCACAACCCTCAGACAGAGCACGAACTACAGAAGATCGCTCTGCAAGCTGGTAAAGTCATGCCTACTGATATTGGTATGGAGAGCACTGTACCCGATAAGCTGTTAGTCCCAGCTGATCCCAATCCTCCTATTGTCCCACCAGCGGGTGGCTCGAAGCCGGGAACCAAACCTGTTACTAAGAAGAAGGGTGACAATGCTGGTAGACCCAAGCAGTCTACTGACACCAAGAAGCGAAAGAAGAGAGTTGATACTCCACGTAGTAAGCCCGGCGTAGCTGATACGATTCTCTGGGTACAGGAGACATTCGATGAAATCGGCACCATCGTAAATGCCGCCTACCTTGGTAGTAAAACCAAAAAGACTCTACGACAACTAACTAAAGCTGAAGTGGCAGAGTTGGAAGGAGTTAAAGTCGA